TCTCTGTTGCTGTTAAATCTAAATCAGTAATCGTAGTTGTAGTAGCACCTACTAGTTTTAGAGATGTAGCATTACCAGTTGCTTTGACTTGTACCTTTTTTGTTCCGTTGTCTAATTCTAACAATATTGCATCGTTACTAGGTGCAGTAGTATAGATTAAAGATGAAAGTATTGTATAACTTGTTGTTGTAGGTGTAATAGAGTAATACCCTCCACTAGCAGGGATAACCCAGTAATCGTTTACTTCTGAACCCGCACTACCAGTCCACGCTTCGTTAAAATTACCCACCGGCTCTGTAGGGTCATTACCTGTTAATCTTGACGACCAGTATTGTGTTGAAGTTGCTACACTCATACATTCACCTCATCAAAAACTTGTTTTAGTATCTCCGGTATTTTTTCCATTTTTTCCATAATATTTTCTTCTGCTGTGTCCATCCAACCCGCACCGCCTTTACCACCTATGGGATTCCATTCTCTACTTATATAGCCTTTTGGTAAGGCAATTAATCTACCTGTGCTAGTTCCTACACCCTTTCTACTGGATTCTATTTTTTGACTTTGTTTTACTCTAGTTAATTTTGTTAAGGGTGTTGCTCTATCTTTACCATACTGAGCCAACGCTGAAATGTTTGCTGCTTTATCGCCTCTACTTTTACCTCTAATACCACCAAAGTTTTGACCACTTTCGCTTCGTGAACCGAAACGTATAGATGCACCTTGATTACCCATACCTATGTCATAATCTATGGTGTCCGCAACTCTAGCAGCCATGCTTTTTTGGTCTGTAATACTTCTAGTTAATCTAGCCTTAGTATTCCTTACTTCTGAATCACCTATCTTTTTAAGTTGTTTATGTATTTCTTTTACTGCATCGTCACTAAACTCATCCATGTATTTTCTTACATCTTTTTGTAGATTACTGAACTTTACTTGCATCAAATCACCTCAAGAAAAACTACCGAGATGAGCAACCCTCTTGAGATTTTCACTACCTCTTTCTCTGAGCATTGTACCTCTCAAAGACCCTTCCGGCCCACTTGTTTGAAAAGTGGCCTCATCTTCCATATAATATGATGCCGCTAGGTCTGCACATATCTCTCTAAGAACGTGTGCAAACTCGCCGGACTGTACTATAACACCTGTTGCGTGTGCAACAGAAACCCCTGTAACCCCTGTTAAATCATTACTAGATTTACCAGTCCAAGATATTGTATCACCATCAATATTACCACTACCCGAAGTACCAAAGGCACTTGCACTTGTTAGTGTTATTGTAGTAGCACCTACTGATACAGTACCGTTTGCAGTTGTTTCTACTACTGTAGGATTTGCCCTACCATAATCATTGTAAACTTGCTCTATTTCTATAGAAGCCCTGCGTATAGCAG